AAGAAATTTGTAGATTTTTTCATGGGGGTAGCTGAAAATGCTGCCACCCTATCATACGCTGAGCGTAGAAAAGTTGGATGTGTTATTGTAAAAGACGGTAATATACTATCATTTGGATACAATGGAACTCCTAACGGATGGGATAATTGTTGCGAATATAAGGTCTATTATAATCGATTAGACAAATCCCATCATCTTTGTGATTTTCCATATTCAGATACTTTTGAACGTTGCTATAAACTCGTCACGGATCCATCTGTTAGCCATGCAGAAGAAAATGCCATCGCCAAGTTAGCATCCTCTAATCAGTCGTCAGAGGGAGCTATTGCTTTTGTTACATTAGCCCCCTGCATTCATTGTGCTAAGTTGCTAAAGAATGCTAAAATTTCTGAAGTCATATATAAAGATGACTATGCCACAGATGGTATAGAATTTTTATTGAAATGCGGAGTTTTAGTAACAAAATGGCAAAAGTTGGAAATTGGGTAACGTGTTCAAGTTGTGACACAGAATTTAGAGTTGTATCGGAAAGTTTTTATCCCATAGAATATTGTCCTTTTTGTTCTTCTATCATCGAAGAAGAAGATGATGATGAAGAAAAAGAGGATGAAGAATGACTTGGTATTATAAAGGTCATGAATTTAATTTGGAAGATTATTCACCTCAACCGTATGGGTTTGTTTATTTGATTACTCACCCTACTACAGGAAAAATGTATATCGGTAGAAAATTTTTTACAGCTGCTGGAATCAAACAGGTAAAAGGTGTAAAAAAGAAGATAAGAAAAGAATCTGATTGGAAAGATTATTACGGCTCTTCACCAGCTTTATTGGCGGCAGTCGATAATTATGGTAAGGAAGAATTTAATAGACGAATACTACATCTGTGTTATTCTGTTTCTGAGTGTAATTATCTAGAAACAAAAGAAATATTCGTTAGAGATGCTATAATCTCTAACGAATATTTCAATGATTGGTGTACTGTTAGAATAAGTTCAAGACATTTGAAGAAATTTATTGAAAGAATATCTGGAAATTCCAGTTAATTTTGTAAATTCGGACCATCCATAATATACTTTATCTTTATATATTATTTTTCTTTTCGTTTTGGAAATAGTTCCTTTTTTGCGTATACTCATTTTTTGCTTATATTCTATAGTTTTCATATAGTCTTTATTGGTTAATTTTTGTTTAACCTTTGGATCAAAAGATGGATTATTATTCTTTATAAATTTTGATTGTTTTTCCCTACGTTCTAAGGTGTGGACCTGACCATGATTGCCATCTCCACCATCAGTTAAATTTAATAGAATTCCGGTTTGATTATTTTTCCTACCATATCATCCTTATTTATATAAAATAAGTGTTGACAAAGATTTTATTTAATATATAAGAACCTTCATAGATAGAGGAATTAACTATGACCATATTGTTCACAACCGAATCCATCAATGTTGGCGACACTGTTTTTCTGAGGTCTCCTTACGATCTGTATCGTACAGGTAAGGTCACAAACAAGACTCCTACTGGAAGGATTACTGTTATATCAGGACCAGAAGAAATTAAATTTAATAATCGTTGTTCCGAAATCAATCTTTTTAGTAGTTTTAGGAGTTGGAATATTGTGACCGAAGACACCTATTCCGAAATGATTAAAAACCAACAGGATGAAAGAAATCGTAATCTTATTAAGAAGGAAATTTCAAATATTTTGGATAATGGAAATCTAAAAACAATTCGACTGGAAATGTTGAAAATTTGTGAAAAAATTGAAAAAATGATTTGACATAGATTTTAAATCTGATATACCAATTTTCAACAAGACGGAGATTTCATCATGACCAACACCAAGATTGAAAATATCAAAGCCCGTATCCGTGCATTGGCTGCTAAGACTATCGATAACGGTTGTACAGAGGCCGAAGCCGAGGCCGCAATTTTTATGGTCGGTAAGTTGTTGAATCAATATAACCTTTCCATGGATGAAGTCGAAGTTCGGGATGAACCTTGTGTATCAGAAATAATTTATACCGGTTCTAAGCATCGCCATGGAGTTTATTTTGCCCTTTCTGCAATCGCAGGCTTTACTAATTGTAAAGTTTGGAGCAATCGTGGTTTTGACGGTATACGATATACTTTCTTTGGCCAAGAGAATGATATTCTGGTTGCCAAGTATCTATATGATGTCATTGATAATGCTATTAAAAATGAGACAGAAAAGTTTAAGAAAACTCCGGCTTGGATTAATAGTTCTAATCGTCGTGCTACCTCATCTTCTTTTATTACAGGTATGGGCTATAGGCTGGCAAGTCGCATTAACGAAATGAAGGCAGAAAATGTTAATGAAATGCGGGCATGTGGTGGAACCAGTTTGATGGTTTTGAAGAATCAAATTGTAGAAGATGCTTTTGCAGAACATGGAATTAAGCTTCGCAAATCCAATACGTCTACAACTGTGAAAGATTATTCAGCGTACCGTAAGGGACAAGAGACGGCAAATAATGTTAATCTTTCTCGTGCGGTGACCCGTACCACTTCTGAAATGTTGTGTATTACAAACTAATTTGAAAATATCTATTGACATATTTTAAAAATATGGTAACGTATAATCATTGATTAGGAGAGTATATTATGTTTAAAATGATTTTAGGGATGACTTTGCTTATTGTTAGTTCCAGCACTGCATATGCTTGTGATGCACAACCTCTTCTTATGGAAAAGTCAATTGAAGCGTCTAGGTTGGCACATGAAGATGGGTTTGAGCATGGATTTATTATTTACGAATCCAAAGGTATTTGTAAAGTTACAAATATTTTCACCTCTTTTAATGATTCTAGTGTAAGTGTGACTCTTCCATGGGAAGATGATAGTCGTATGTTGTATTTTATACATACGCATCCTGCTGTAGGCGAAGAGGGACAAATCCTACCAGAAGAACGTAAGATGTCTACAGACGACAAACAAATTATGAAAGCGTTAGTTAAACAGCTAGGATATGAATTTACTCCCGGTATTGTACCTGATTATGCTCGCAACGTTTATTTTCTATATGAATTTAAATTCGATCATTCATTTGGAGATTATAGAGAAACAAAAAATACACAATTGCCTCGATAATTATATTGACATATTTTTAAAATATGGTATAAGAAATACATCAAGAGGAGATAGATCATGGTTAAAGTTGGTGACAAAGTTATCCAAAATAAAAGAAGCGATGGTCGGTATCCTATGCCGTTTATTGGAGACGAAATTGGGGTTGTAGATAGTATTACCAAATCCCATGTGATATTGTGGGCACCAGTTTATATTAAATTTCCGTCTTACCCAGAGCCTATTCCTTTTCCATACCGGGATTTTCTAAGTGTTGAATGAATATACTAATTATAAAGGTGTATTGTTGGATATCCATGAATGGAGTGGCGGGATTAGTATTAGGGATCCCGCCGTAGGAAAAGAACAATCTAAACGAAGAAAAGAGGTTAAAGAAGGAAAAGCCAAGGAAGTTCAATTCTCATAAATATGAGAAAGGAGAATTTCATGAAATCTTTTCGTATGTTTTTAGAAGAACTTAAACCTGTCTCAGGTACACAATATGGATCGAATCCCGGTGGTGTACATCAGGATAGTAAAACAGGTGATAAGTTTTATGTAAAGCATTATGCTAATCCAGATCAAGCTAAGACTGAGGCTCTTACTGGTAAAATTTATAACCATATGGGAATTCATACAGTTAATCCAGAGATGCACGAAAAATCTGGAATTAAGACAAAATGGAACTCAGATGTTAGACAAATGAAACCAAAAGAATTTGAAAATCTTAATCACCACCAAGCTAATCAAATTGGAAAAATGTATCATGCCGCAACATTGACTAAAAATTGGGATATCGTTGGGCTAGAGCATGATAATATTGTTCATAATGATAAAACTGGAAACCTCCATGCAATAGATCATGGGGGATCTTTCCATTTTCGGGCTAGAGGTGGTGGTAAAGAATATGGTCCGGATATAGCTGAAAAGAATTCTTTACGAAACAATAATGAAGCGTCTGGTCATGTGTTTAGCACAGTGTTTAAGCATCATCCTGAAGCTGAAAAACATGGGTTAGAAGCTGTTAAAAATATTGACGATAAACACATACATCACCTTTTTTCTACATCAGGGCTTGACAATTGGAAAGAATTACACCATAACTTTAATAAACGTAAAGAGGCATTGATAGCTTCTTATAAATGAGGAATTTTTATAATGTGGATTTGTTTGAATAATGGATTTTTATCTGCGGTCGAAGATCGTAATGACCATGATTTTCTTATGGTAAGGGCACGACGAAAGGAACACCTAGAAGCGGTTTTCCCTGAAAGAATTAATGAAATTTACACGGTTCCTAATTCCGATTATGCATATCGTATTAGTGTGAGCAAAAAATTGTTCGCCCATATTATATCAGAATCGATCATCAATAAAATAAGTTATCCGAATTTTAAGAATAGTGTAAAAGACAAGATTTTGAAAAGATTTTATGGACTAGTATGGTGGAACGGCCTCGAAATGCAGGATGAAACCGCTTAACGCCCTACCACATGTGCATGCCATACCTTCACTCCGTTATCCATAACAGTTGGCTCTGGATGAACTTTCATTGTGGTATTTCTAGGAAGTAGAAATTCTTTTTCTTTTTCAAAATTACTATGACTACCCAAATACATTCCATGTTGTCCTTTTTTGAGATGAACGTGCAGAATATGGGAATCACTATGGGCACTCTGATATGGTTCCGCATTTCCCGGCTCTTTACCAGCAAACCCCATAGCTTTCTCTTTGTCGATAGATGTTGACATATATGCAGCTGATTTAATTTTTCTTTGTGGATGTTGTTTGGCTAATTCATCTGGATTAAAAGCGTCTGTTCCATGGTATACATGTAAATCATGGTCAAGAGTATGATGTTTTAATGCTTCGTCTATGTCCTTTACTTTTTCGTTATGAACTTGTTTTAGATGTCTTTTATCTCGTCTAACACCAGAGTCTTCCCATTTTTCACTTTTAAATGGATCCATTCCTTTAGCTTTTTTAATAAGATTTTTATTTAATCTATTAGAGCTACAAGTATAATTATGTACGTGGTCATATGAGGGAGTCGATTCGAATTTTTCACGAGGCATGTCTAATTTTTGATGCACCTCTTCTACATTGTTTCCTAAATGAGAATTTTCATTATTGCTATGGCTAGACCATGCTGCCGATTTTGTGACAGGAGGAAAATTATGCTCATTTTCTTCTTTAAATGAATGCTTACCGTGTACCATATCAGGTATCATCGGTATTTTATCATCTTCTTCCGAATCAGATGGGATGGAATGTTTTCCGTGAGTAGGAATTGGCATTAATGGAATACCATCAAATTCATTAGCTACCATGTAATCTTTAAAATTCTTCATATTTATTCCTCGTTGTCTACTACGTGTGCATGCCATACATGTAAATCATTACCATCATATTTAAGTTTAGTTGGTTCTGGATGAATCTTTAATTTTGTATCTCTTGGCATCAGAAATTCATGTTCTCCATCAAAACAAGAATTGTTACCAAGATATGCCCCATGTTGACCTTTTTTGAGGTGAATATGGAGAATATGATGACCTTTATTTTCTAATTTAGTATGTGGATGAGTATAATCAACACCTACAGATTTACTAATCGAAGTTGATAAATATGTAGGTAAATGCACTATACCTTCTGAATGTTTAGCCGATTCTTCTCCGGGGTGCCATGTATTAGTTCCATGATACACATGTAAATCATGGTCAAGTTTGGAATTTTTTAATGCATGATCAACTCCATGAACCATATCTTTAGCATTGGATTCTCTTTTGACAGGATCCAGTCCAAGATTATTTTCAAAGGGGGATTTTCCTCCTACAGCTTTATGAATGAGGTGTCTATTAGTATCTTGACTAAATGCTGAATAATTATGGAGATGTTCGACACTAGCTGATCCATGTTTCTTTTTAAATTGATTCGTAGATAGATTTATTTTATTATGAACGTCTTGTGTATCTTTGCCAAGATGACTATTATCGTTATGGTAATTCCAATCATAATAAGCGTCATTGTCTTCTTTTATAGCATGTTTACCATGAACAGGTTCTGCCGTTATAATTGGTGGCTTTTCTTGGGCATGCTTGCCATGGGTAGGCACAGCAGTTATTAAGATAGCTTTTTTGATAAATGATTTGATAAATGATTTGAACGATTTCATTAAAATATATCTCCGATTTTTGATATTTATGTGTTTTTAATGGTTGACACATATACTCCCTTCTTGTATAATAGCCACATCAAGAGGAGATAGTTTATGATTAACATCGAATATGTTCGAGGGATGAATGAACTGGACCGGGAAATTGTACTGAAGTTGATTGTTACCAATAATTTGTTTGCCCATGTAGTAGTAAGAACAAATTATTTGGGGAATGGCTTATATCAAAATGAACTAATAGAAAACGATATTACCACATATAAAAGTAATATTGATTTATCTTTTCACGATGCTCTTGCTCTTGGCACATCTCTTTTGATGGGATAATAGAAAAAAATATGTTGACATATAGTAAATTCTACTATATATAGAGTTAGAAAGTTTTATTCCCTAGGGGCCGGATTGGTACTGGCGTCTGACTGTTAATCAGATTGTTACAGGTTCGAATCCTGTTTAGGGAGCCAGTTTTCATTGTGGGTGGGGATCATTTAATGATTGAGGAACCCTCCGTTATATTTTGAGTGTAGGAGTTCTAGTTATGACTGAAGTTCTTGTTTTCAAGTTTCCAGATCTTAAGCATGAAAATCGCACAATAATCGAAACTCGTTTTTGTGAATTGATTAATGCTAAACGCCAAGGAGAAGAACTTCAACCAGAAGTTATGGATTGGATGGATAGTGCTAATAATTTTTTGGAGAGCTTGTGATGTCGAATATTGTTGACATCACCAATCAAAGTAAACAAATTATTAAAGAATTTACAAATATTGAAATAGAAGTTATACGTGAAGCATTGATCGAATATAAAATTAATATTCGAAGAGGTGTGGTTAAAAATGATCGTGATCATGGGATTGATATGGTTATTATTGACGATATTTTTGATAAGATTTAATTTTAATGCCCTAGTATCGGTCCCGCCTTCTAAGCGGTCATCAACGCCGTAATTGGAGTATGGGGGTTCGAGTCCCTCCTAGGGCACCATTATTTTATGAGGGAAATATGCATCATAAAAGAGGTAAAAGTAAAAATCAACGATCTGGATGTACGGCGTGTAAGCCGTGGAAAATCAACGGGGTAAGAACAGAAAGTATTTATGGTGAAAAGTTTAGTGATCATATACGCAGAACGTCACCAAATATTAGAGATTTAAATGGACATATGGCGGAATAGGTTGAAAGCAACGGACTCTTAATCCGTTCTCGAAAGAGCATAGTGGGATTCGAACCCACAATGTCCTCCAAATATTTTATGGTGGTTAAGGTGTTGATGGATACATGTCGGCCTGTGAAGCCGAAGTGACGGGATCGTTACCCGTTAACCACCCCAGAAAATGGTCTTGACAGCGCCTAGAGGTAGTCAAGGGAAACTGATATAAAGTCGCATATCAGCCCACAGTTTATATAATGAATGCATCTTTGATGAAGTAGTTATCATACCTGCCCGACACGCAGGAATAGAAGGAGCGTAACCTTCAAGATGCACCAAATTAATGCGCTTGTAGTGTAAGGTAGCACGACCGGATTTATATCCCGGATGCCCAGATTAGGGGTTGGTTCGAGTTCAAGTCTCGACGGGCGCACCATTTTAAGGAATTTATTATGAGTAGATTTGGAATTATCCAACCAGAGGATGATGGAGTATGCGATCTTTGTCATAAAATTGCAGAAACTCGTCCGTATGGACCTAATAGTGAAGAAGTTTGTTTTGAATGTGGCATGAAAGATTTGGCCGCAGCTAAACGAGGATTTGAACGGTTGGTATTAGGGAAATATGATGTCTAAAATTGTGATGTATTGTATCTTTGCAAAAGAATCTGTAAAGAAAATGAATGGTAATCGTGGTAAATTAGCTTCGATGGCTGGCCATGCATATCTTCATTCATATTGGGATGCAATTCATTCTGTTATATTAGACTGCGGTGGCGCTAATGCTCATACCCCAGCTAATTGGGGTGCAGCTATGCAAGCTTTAGCTTACCAAAATACTGAGAAGGCATATAAAATAACTTTAGCTGTTGAAACCATTGAGGAATTAGTTACACTACAAACAGCATATAAAGATATATGTGGAACTTCGCTTGTCACTGACGCCGGAGTAACGGTATTTAGTCAACCTACTACGGTTTGTCTTGGTATAGGTCCAATCGAAGAAGAAAACGTTGGAGAGGACTTAAAAGCTTTGAAAGTTTTTATCTGAAATATTTCTTGACATAGGGTTTTGTATAATATATACATATAATCAGAGCCGGTGCGTGAGGAAGTCCTTGCAACAGTCTGCAAAACTGTTTCGAAAGGCGTAAGTGGGAGCGTTACCCCGCCGGTTCTCCATTTATTATGAGGTATATGATATGACAGTAGCAACTTCTCGGGGAATGCGTGGCACTCTTAAAAAGTTTGATCGTGTCGAACATAATACATATGACAAAAAAGGGCGGGATGCATTTCGTAAATTTTTGAATCTTCAATTTGAAGCTAAGGGATATAAGACCATCGATAATGCAAATGAGCATGGCATCGATCTTCTTACATTAAATTCAGATGGAGAAGTAATTTATTGTTGGGAAATCGAGGTTCGTCACGGTAATTGGCAAGGTGATGTTGCGTTTCCATTCGGGGCAATTAATTGTATTGAACGAAAAGATCACCAATGGCGAAGAGAAAAAAGTTTCACCTCTAAAATTCCTAACCCATTGGCAGATGAATATGGTGTATATTATGTTCAGTTGAATAAAGAATGTACTAGAGCTGTTATTATCAAAGATAAGGTAATTTTGGAACATAATTTAAAGCCTTGGAGTAATCGTAAAGCTGAAGGTGAATATGTTAGACAAGTTCCTTTAAATAGAACAACTCAAGTTAGGATTGCGGGTGTGGCGTAGGGGTAACGTGCGACATTGCCAGTGTTGAGTCGGGAGTTCGATTCTCCCCATCCGCACCAAATTTAGGATATATTGATGAGTCTACATAAAACAGAAATTAGATTAGTTGCCGTTGTTGAAAAAGATAGATTTCATAATTTTGTGACTAAAGTTTTTCTAGCCAGAGTTCATTATTATGAAGACAAACTTGTTAAGTATGAAGATTTTTGGCAAGTAGGATCTAAATTAGATTTTGAACTTCCACATCTTGGATATGAGGTTCCTAATAAATTCAACGAGTTCTTTGCTTCTAAATTAGAAGAATTAAGAAATTCAATTAATTCTGCTATAGACGAACGAATTGAAGCTACTAAACTTCCAATTTTATATTATCCGACAGATTTTTATCTAGGGTTTTAAAAATGCCTATTAAGTATGAATCTTGGCCTATTCGTGAACATCCCGGCGGCCAGACCACCGGATGCTATAAATCTGGGATAAAAGGTATCCATTATATTGGAGAATATCCAACAGGAATTGAAGCATCGTGTGAATATCATAGAAGTCAATTCAAAAATAGAGTTGCCGTTCAAGAAATGATAGAATGGGCATTAGCAGCCGCTAATATAAAAGAATAACACCAAAATTAACTTGACATTAACCTTTCTCTGGTATAGTCCTAAAATAAGACAGGAGTATATTATGAGTAATGTTTATAATTTGGTTAAATTGGCTGCTATTCCGATGATTATTGGTTTAGCGCCTTTTAAGAACGATTATGCTGGATTTAAACCATTGTTTAGGTTTGAATTGTCACATCGTATTGATAAAAGAGGACCAGTTGATTTTGCACCAGTTAAAAAAGCTGGTCTATCCAAACTGTCATTTGGGTATTTAGACTTCAATGGAAATATTCCAAATTCCAAGACTGTGGATTGGAATTCGTCTATGAAACGTGTATGGAATAAGAAATTGCATATTCAAAATGTTTCTCCTGCCACTGTATCATCTGCATCGTCTATTATTGACCATTATGTAAATTCTTCGCCTGAAAAGATGTCAATCGTTCGCCATAATCATATTTTGAATATGGACCTTGGTAAGGTTAAGAACGATATTAATTGGGGACATTTGTGTGTTGATAATAAGCTTGATACAGCGCATTGTTGGGGACTAGTGTACTCTGCCATCCAAATTGATGCAAATGCTCTTACAGCGTATTCTATGACGGAATTGATGCCATATCGTAATGGTGAGCAGAATTATATTATGATGAATCTTTATATGAAAGAAGGTGGTCGTAATTTTCTGGATAATATTCCGTCATTGGGAGATACTTTGCTTAGCATGGGTAGATATCAATTTACATCCTATGCCGTAGGATTTGATAAAGATGGATTGCGACCTGCTAATAAAATTAGTAAGTATTCTCGTCATCATAAGCTTCCGACCTCTGTAATTAAACTTCAGGGGTTGACAAGTGATCGGGCTGCATATTATTTTTCAACTTATAATATTATGTCTTTGATTAAAAAGATGAATTCAGATCAAATTATAAAATTTAATAAGCGTTGTGTTTATCAAAGAGAGCAAATGGTGGAATATATTGCTACGGCCCACCATAATCCAGCCTATGCTAGGACACATGCTCTTAATTGGATTTCGCATGGATGTTCTAAACCCCTGATTTCTTATCAAGGTAAAGAGTTGAAAATTTATTCTCAAAAAACATCTACCAATTATAAGGCAATTCGTCATTATGGGGTATAAATCTTGTATAGCTGGTGCATTAATAACTTATTTTATAATTGGGGTTATGGCTCGGAGTGATTGGGATAATATCGGTACTGTAGTGAATGCTATTTCTCAATTAAAAGAAAAGAGTGATCTAGTATCATTAGAATATAATTCTACAACAGTGGCGACATCTACATACCAAAACTATAAAATGAAGGCAGAGCTATCATCTATTATAAGTGGTTCTGTAGAATTTAAAACAAGTTTAAATAAGATAACTTATAACGTAGATTATGCTAATAAAAAGATATCTGTACATTTGCCAAAAACTTTTATAAGTACCCCTAATATTGATTCGACAACTATTAAAAATTATGATAATGGTTCGTGGTTACTTTTGAGTACAGATATCAGAGATAATATGCGGAATCAAAATATTATCTCTGCTAGAAAATTTTTTATGGATGATGCGAAAAAAGATATTGACATAGCACATAAACATGCTATATATAGCATATATTATGATTTATTAAAGCCAATAGAAAAAACCGGAGTTACGGTTACTATTGATTAATATGGAGCAGAACGCTAATCGGCGGGCGGCTTGATTTTCAATCAAGTGTAAGCGGGTTCGAACCCCGTCTGCTCTACATAGAACTCCGGGTTTACATATATAGTACATATGGTAAATCTAATTATGTAAACCCGGAGAATATTTTGTTTTATACAATTTATAAAATAACAAATAAGATAAATGGTAAAATTTATATCGGAAAACATCAAACAAAGAATTTAAAAGATTCATATATGGGATCAGGAACATTATTGAATCATGCCATTGAAAAATATGGAATAAGTAATTTTGATAAAGAAATCGTATATATTTTTGATACCAAATTTGAGATGAATTCCAAGGAAGCCGAATTAGTAACTGAAGAGTTTTGTGCAAGAAATGACACCTACAATATCTGTGTTGGAGGTAAAGGTGGATTTAGTTATATTAATTCAAATGGACTAAGATCACCACGAGCTTCTAGCATGGGAGGATATAGTCGTAGAAATTATACATCTAAACAATTTAAAGAATATCATTCATCCGAAAGTTGGAAATTAAATAGAATATCTAAGATTATAGAACGCCACGGTAAAGAAGCATTTTCTACATTTCTTGGTAAAAAACATTCAGATGAATCTAAAAATAAAATGCGTTTATCTAAAATAGGAAAAAATTGTGGAAAAGAAAACTCACAATTTGGAACACAATGGATTACTGATGGTATAGTAAATAAAAAGATAAAAAGAATTGACAATATTCCAGATGGATGGTATAAAGGAAGAACGGCCCCCATGGTGTAAGTTGGGTAGCATATAGACCTCTCAAGTCTATGATCCGGGATCGAAACTCGGTGGGGCTACCATATAAAATGAAAGTAATGACATGCCAAAGTACAAATTGTTTGAAGCCATAGGAACTATCCTTGCCGCATTAAATGCGATGGCGTGTGTGACAGAATTATATTCTGGTGAGTATATTAGTTCTTTTATAAGCGGGTTATTCGCTCTAGCCATAACTCACCAACTAATATACTCTCCTTTGTTTAAGAAAAAGTGAAATATTATGACAATAAAAATTATACATATGATTCTTATAATTTTGAATTTGCTGGGATGTATAGCCGATATATTTATTGGGCATTATAGCCTTGCTATATTTAGTGGGATAATTGGTTCTTATTTGCTATATCAAAGATTAACATATCCTATGTTTAAAAAGTAACATATATACTATATTGCCCTTTCCTCTAATGGTAAGAGAGCGGACTCTGACTCCGTGAATCAAGGTTCGAGTCCTTGGAGGGCATCCATAATAAAAATTAATGCCCCTTAGTCTAATGGTAGTGACAACAGACTTTGAATCTGTAGGTTTTGGTTCGAGTCCAAACGGGGCATCCAGATATCCGTGTAGCTCAAAAGTAGAGCAATGAACTGATAATTCATAGACGGTGGAGCGTTACCGCCCTCGGATACCAAATTATTCCCGGAATTATCACAAACTACAATTCCATTCTTTACCATCTATATGAATATAAGGCACTTCCTAGTGTTCATGGATATGTGCTTCTTTCTGAAATTGTTTTAAATTAATTGTTGACACCTAATTTAAAATACGTTAGAAGAGTTACATCAAGACCGAAAGGAAGTAGCATGAAAGTTCTTTGGAATGGATCGTCAGACATCAATACTGCTCTGAAAACGTATAAGACTTATGCGAATGCTGTTAAAGCGGCAGAGAAAATTCTTGGTGATGCTAATCAAAATGTGGTTATTGCAGCTACGCCAGAAGGAAGATTCTTTCCGGTGGCAATCGGCCATAAAGCTCTCGAAACGGGTCTTCATTTTCATATGTGTGTTGCGGCATAAAGGGAGAATTAATATGGGTTATCGTACTGTAATAATGTTGAACAATGATTACCTCCATCAATGGAGTAACGATCCAGAATTGGGTAAAAAGATTATCTATTCCCCAACATATTCTAACAAGATAGGAAATTATGGTAGAGTTGTCGAATGCACTCATGCTGACAATCAAACTCTCGCTATGTTGGATCATTATGATGGATTTAATGCTCTGTCATATGGTGCATGGAAGCGTGGACAAGATAATAATGATGTTAATCTTAAATTGATTAAAGAAGCTGCTAGGATTCTTGGATATCGATTGGTTAAAAATAAATCATCATAATATCTATTGACACAGCTGATTTTGTATATTATGACACTTGTAACAGATAAAAGTGAGATATATTATGTACGGATATGAATTCCCAGAAATCTATAATATTAAAGATGTTCTACCTGCTATCAAGGATCGTCCTGAATTTGTAGTTGCCGAGAAAGAAGGTTATACTGTTGTAAACTATAACGTTTGTTTTCATGATACGTTTCCTGATGTAAATGGTGAGTTTAAGACGATTGGTTCTTTAGAGGAGCGTAATCTTCCACAATATCAAGCCAAAATTCGCCGTGAATGTCGTGGTATCATTTTTGATTCTAAAACTGGTGATATTATTCGTCGCCCTTATCATAAGTTCTTCAACGTGAACGAGCGTGAAGAAACTCAGGAAAATCAAATAAATCTTGGTCATCCACATGTCATTGTTGAAAAATTAGATGGAAGCATGATTGCTCCATTCATTGTCGATGGTCAGATGATCTAGGGGTACTAAGATGGGTGCTACCGATGTTGCTAAGCCTGTAGAGGAGTTTGTGAAGAACAATCCCCAATATGAGAAGTTTGCTCGTTGGATGATTTCCATGCACCTTACTCCGATCTTTGAATGGTGTTCACGTAAACAACGTATCGTACTTGATTATAAAGAAGATCAGCTTGTTTTGACTGCTATTCGTCATTTGCATAATGGCCATTATGCAAAGCATGATTCCATGGTTAAATTTGTAGAAGGTAATGGTGATATTCCTGTTGTTCGGGTATTTAATATGACCAATTATGGAGAACAAAACGATACTAAGGCTTTCCTTGAATACGTCCATGATTTGGAAGACCTTGAAGGTTTTGTGGTTCGATTTGACTCAGGCCATATGGTAAAATTGAAGTGCCATTGGTATGTCCAAATCCATAAAGCCAAGGAATCGATTTTACAAGATCGAAATATTGTTGAGATGATTTTGGAAAATTCTCTTGACGATATTAAAGCTCATGTGCTAGATGAAGATCGTATCAAGTTGATAAATTTCGAATATAAAATTGAGTTTTTCTTGCATGAAATGGCAACCTGTCTTTTCAACAGGGTCGAATATTATACAAAAACTCTTGGGTTGGATCGTAAAACTTATGCCATCAAATATGGTGATAAGGAGCTTCCTTACCTTCGACCTTTGGTATTTAAATTGTTTGATGACAATTCTCCGGCCCTAGCATACGATGCCATTTTAAATATGGTTCGTAATAATCTTGGTAGCAATACCAAATATAATCAACTTCGTGATGAATGGTTTGATGGAGCGATGTATAATGATTGATTGGAAAGCTCTTTGGGCAGCTATATTGGATAATGATGCGCTGATGGATTTTGTAGCCGCATTTAGTTTACTATTTGCAGCTTGTGTTGGAGTATGGGGATCAATTGAAATATTTTTTCTACTAGCATCATTTGTGGGAGAGGTTGGTGCATTGTGTATCATACTTGGTGCGATTACAATAATTCCAACTTATGTACTAATTGTAGAACCATTAATTAAAGATTATAGGATGTATAGAGATGAAAATAACCGTTTTAAGTGATCTACATGCAGAGTTTGATACTCTGCCTCGCCCTATCCCCGGATCGGACGTTCTCGTTCTTTCCGGGGATATTTACGTGATTGACTATCTACTTCGTGGATCAGAGAGTCCTTATCAGCTTACTCTTAATGCTGATTTTAGCTCATTTATGGATTATTGTTCTGAAAACTGGAAGAATGTAATTTATATCCTTGGCAACCATGAATATTATCATGGTAGGATCGATTCATATGCGGCATATTTAAAAGTGTTGTTTAATGCGTATCCAAATGTTCATGTTTTGGATAATGATTCTATTGTTATAGATGAGATTAAATTTATCGGTTCCACTTTATGGTTTGATGGCAACAAACGTAATCCTACGTCTCTTGTTATTATTGGTGATTGTATGAATGACTTTAGGCTTATTACATGGGGTAAGCCTAATTATCGTAAATTCAAGGTATCTGATGCCGTATTGCTACATGACAAGGCTGTAGCATACCTTAAAAAGGAAATTGAGGGGTATGTTGGGAAAGTTGTGGTATGCACTCATCATGCCCCAAGTCCACTTAGTATAAATGCAAAATATGCTGGTGATTATCACTTGAACGGTGCATATCACTCTGATTTGTCCGAATTGATTTTAGATAATGAGCATATTGTGCTTTGGACACATGGACACACTCACTCTAGCTTCGATTACCACATTGGAAAAACTAGAATTGTAGCTAATCCAAAGGGTTACAGAGAAGAAAATAAAAATGAGTTCAATCCCAATTTAACACTTGACATCTAAACGAAGTATGTGTATAATCTTTAATGTAGAAAGCATGATATTATAAAATCTATTAAATCTTTTCCTATTTTAGAAGGAACGTCTTCCGAGCGATCATCGTCAACCTCCCACCATTCGAGTGGGAGTTCTAGCATGAAAGATAAAATTCTTGCTGTATTCGGTGGGTCAGCTGGTCTGAAAGAATGCTTTATTGCTGGCGGAGCTATTACCAGTTTAGTCACAAATAAACCAATTAATGATTGGGATATCTATCCCAAATCTACCAAGGCTAGAGATGAAGCTTTAGTATGGATGTATGAATCTGGATATTGGAATGCACATGTTTCGTCAAGAGCATTGACGTTTGTTAATTCTGATTCTACTGTTCAAATTATGCTATTTGAAATGAAATCTATGGGAGACTTTATTCGTTGGGTTTTCAATGATATCATGAAGGAAGAAATGGATACAATGATTGCTTCCCAGATTGACCCAAAGAAACTTGGTGGTCCTATTGCGAATATCGCTAGACCTTGGTTTATTAATAAGTTAAATTCGGAGACTGATGTATGAGTGTTATCAAGATCGGTGTAACAGGCACACGTTCCGGTTGTAATCAATATCAAATTCAAATGGCATGCAATTTTCTTCATAATATTAAACATGAAGGTGCAAAAATTTATGAAGAATTTGAATTTCATCATGGCGATTGTATAGGAGTTGATGCAGAATTAGCAGATATAGCCAAACAACTTGGTTATAAAATTGTATGCCATCCGCCTGCAAAAGAGGATCTACGAGCTTTTGTTATCTCAGATGAACGTAGAGAGCCTTTAAGCTATTTTGCTCGTAATAGAAATATAGTTGACGAGACAGATCTTCTTATGGTAGTGCCATATCAAAAAGAATGGCAACCTAATGGAGGAACATGGTATACGCATGATTATGCAGAAAAACAACAAAAGCCTATGATTATTATCTATCCAGAGGCCGAGAAGTGAAGACATTTCAATATTTAAATTTTGTTGAAATGTCTGAAGCTACAATGAATAGATATGGAGCGGATGGATGGGAATTAGTCTCAGTATATGTGAAAAATTATCACACACATTATGTTTTTAAGAAAGAAATTATTAATGAAAACGAAACCTCATCTGTATAAAAGAACAACCAAAGGTAATATTCAAATTTGGTACGCAGAAATCGATGGGGGGTCTTACCATACTATTTCTGGCCAAATAGATGGAAAGAAGACTATTTCTAGTTGGACTAGGTGTAAGTCTAAAAATGTAGGAAAAACTAACGAAACTTCGCCAGAAGATCAGGCCGAACTTGAAGTAATAGCGATGTATGAAAAACAAATAAAAAAAGGCTATTTTGAAAACATTAATGATGTTGATAACAGACAAGGTGTTGAACCTATGTTGGCAACAAAATGGAAAGATCGTCTACGGTTTTTAATTGAAGCCGGAGTTACCTCAGTATCAGTCCAACCAAAATTAGATGGTGCCAGATGTATCGTCACCAAAGATGGATGTTTTTCTCGTAATAAAGAATTATTTGTATCTGTTCCCCATATTTCGGATGCGTTGGCACCATTATTTGAACAATTCCCAGATCTTATTCTGGACGGCGAACTTTATAACCATGAATATAGCCGTAATTTTAATAAGATAATGTCATTGATTAAGAAAAAAACTCCAACTGCGGAAGATCTTATCGAATCTGCTGCCAAGGTTCAATACTGGATTTATGATGTGCCATCTATAGATGTAGGATTTATACAAAGATATTCTACGTATGAGGCAATCGTATATGTTATTAATCATCCTTCTATTGTGGCCGTAGATACTATTCTCGACTGTCCATTGGAAAATGTCGGTAATGTATGTTCGGAATATCTACAATCTGAGTTTGAAGGTGGCATGGTACGTCTCAATGAAAAATATGAATTTAAGCGTTCGACATCATTAATGAAATGGAAAGAATTTCAGGATGATGAATTTTTGATTATTGATGTGGTGGATGGAGATGGTAATCGTGAGGGAGTAGCTGCGAATGTAATTTGTCAGACAAAAGAAGGTAAATTATTTGGAAGTGGTCCATTAGGTTCTCTCGAATATTGCCGACAACTTTTGGTTGACAAATCTCAAATTATAGGTAAAATGGGTACTGTAGTATTTCAGGATTATACTCCTGATGGTATACCAAGATTTGGAAAATTTAAAGGCGTAAGAGATTATGAGTAATTATAATATTTTGACAGTTAAAACTGGACTTTCTCCTGAAACTCTGGCATGGCATAAACGAGAAGGTTGGGAATTGGTTGGAGTTTCGGTTAATCCTTATTATAATGAAACTCAACAAATGGTTGTTGTTCCAAAATTGAAGTATACTTTTAAGAAGAAAGGATCTGATGATGCGTAAATGTACTTTTTTAGTCGGCGTTCCCGGATCCGGTAAATCCACTTGGGTTGATGCACAGAAAGATTTTAATACCTTTGTTGTTTCTACAGATCGAATTATTGAAGATATTGCTAATACCTATATGATGACATATGATGCAGCATTTAAAGATCTTATAGGGTTTGCTGAGAAAACCATGTTTAATCGTCTGGCTAAGTTAGCTGAAGCTGGGTCTGATATCTACATTGATCGTACTAATCTTTCGGTGAAGTCTCGGAAAAGAATTATCGATATTTTGAAACCATTTGGATATAATTTTAAGGCTGTTGTATTTCCTGTTCCAGATAAAGAAGAATGGCAGCGTAGGTTGGATTCTCGTCTCGGTAAGACAATTCCAAAACATGTTTTGGAATCTATGGCGATGAATTTTCAACATCCCATGATGGAAGAAGGTTTTTCTAAAATTTCTTATGTTTGAGGAGTCAAGGATGTTGACAAATGATATTGCTTCGTATAGAGAAGCGGCAGAGGCCATTGTTAAAGATTTGGAATCTCGTAAAGGTATCGGAGATGAATGGAACGATCTTGACGATGATATCAGAGATGAAATAATTGAAAAATGGTCGGATATTTTAATGGATCATTTGTAAGGAATAAATATGAGTAGAACATTTCTAATCGCTGATACACATTTTGGACATAACAATATGTGTGTTTTTACAGATAAAAATGGTAACCCCATTCGGCCTTGGAATTCGGCGGAAGAGATGGATATTGCTATGATTGAACTGTGGAATGATACAGTTCAAGATAACGATAAAGTTTATGTACTAGGAGATGCGGTTATTGGTCGTAAACATCTGTCTACATTTGGTAAACTGAATGGAAAGAAGGTTTTGATCAAGGGCAATCATGATATTTTTAAATTGACTGATTATACTCCGTATTTTTATGATATTCGTGGTTACCATGTAATGAATGGGTTGATTCTATCTCATATCCCAATTCATGCTGAGTCTCTTGGAAGGTTCGGATGTAATATACATGGTCATCTTCATTCTAACAGGGTTATGACGAAAGTTCCATACAAAGAACTAGATGGTCCCGGTGGAAGTTTTGGATATCAGACCTTTTATAAAGAAGGAATAGATCCAAGATATTTTTGTGTATCTGCCGAGCATACGGAATTCAAACCTATGCTGTTTGATGATGTATGTCAGGCCATTATTGATCAAGGCGGAGAAATTGGGTTTAAAAATGGTAATGGCCCAACTATGTAAAATAATGGTTCCAATCAAGCGGATTAAATTAACATGGGTTAAGCCTATTATACATATATAATGAATATGGAAGGTGAACTGTAGCGGCCTACAGCCTAGTCTTGAAAACTAGTGGCACCTTAACGGGTGTGGGGATCGACACCACCCGCCTTCCTCATAGAACTCCGAGAATTACTAAATAGTAGATAACGTAAATCTATTAGTAATTCTCGGAGAATAGTGTAAGTAATCAAACTATTAGTTACAGATTAAAGTGCGGTAAATATTTTAAGTTATAACTGGAACTGTGGCCGAGCGGTCTAAGGCACCATCTTGGAAAGGTGGCGACCCTTTACGGGGTCCGTGGGTTCGAATCCCACCGGTTCCGCCATAATGACTGCTATATGAGGCATAAAGGCATTTAATGACCGATATATAAGTCAATGGAAGGTAGAGCAGTCGGGTGGCTGTCCTTGTTTGCTAAACAAAGGGAACCTAGAAATAGGTTTACGGATCGGGACCGTTTGGAAGCACCATAAACCCTAAATAGAATAAGTACAACATCAACAGGGATATTTTAAACTATGAAAACTTTTACCTCATTTTTGGCTGAAGCAATGGCTGTCAGCGAACATCCATTAATCACCAATAAGTGTCTTCATGACTTTTTATTCCATGTAAGTAGTCCTTCCGATCCATCTATGCACACAGGATCTATGCATGAAGGCGTGGATGATAAAATGTTTGGCAGCATTTTTGAAGATGTCGATGTTGAAAAGTTTGCTCATAAGTCTATGAATTTACCTAAGACTCGTGCCCTTATTCAACAGGGCAATTCTGAGCTTCCTGATGGGGCAAATGTACATAAGACAATGGGGCAAAAACTTCGTCATACGTTTGAATCGATGGAACACGAATCTCCTTCACAATCTAGTGCAAAACTTAAAGAATCAAAGGCTCATTGGAATTCTTTTGCCCAAAGTCGTGGATATAAAACTGGTCCATCTATGCTAGGTGAAAATGGTAAGACTAAGAAATCCACAGGTGAGATGGTTCATACAAAAGGACTTTCTTTAGCACCACACGCAACTAATGGTCTTCATAAGTTTGATGTTTGCCCTCGTGCTTCTAAAGAATGCCGTGCAAATTGCTTGGGTACAGAAGCTGGTGGAAATAAACAATATCCAGACGCAGCATTATCGGCCAAAGTTTTGAGAACACATTATTTGGCAATGCATCCTGAACATGCTGGACGATTAATTGATCATGAAATTGGTAATCACGTTAAGGCAGCAACAAAGAAGGGATATAAACCGGGAGTTCGTATGAATGTTACTTCGGATATTTCATGGGAACATCATGCTCCGCAACTTTTTAAGCGTCATCCGGGTGCCCAATTTTATGATTACACAAAAATTCCTAACCGTGTCGGCCATCCTAAAACGCCTGAAAATTATCATCTTACACTTTCGCATACAGGGACAGGACATGCTGAATCAAACGATCATGAATCAGTTAAGAAATTGGAAGGTGGACATACAGTGGCTATGGTTTATCACAGGGGTAAGGATGTTCCAAATCCTACTCATGTTGAAGATGTGAAATCTGGCCGTAGATACCCTATCGTAAACGGGGATCATGATGATAATACCTTTGATCGTCACGCACAAGCTGGTAGAACGCTCGGTAAAGCTGGACATGGTGTTGTATCTGGTTTACGCTTAAAAGGCGTTAAAAACGAAGCCGCAGGACATTTTGCAAATAAAGTAGATCATGATGGAATTATTCGCATCAATCACTAAAAATTAGTATTGACTTTTAAATCCCTATCAGATATATCTACCACGGTATTTGATAGGGATTTTTATATGTGGATTAACCACTTATATAAAATAATGATTGACACATTATAAAAACTGTCCTATATAAGTTGAATGCCCTGATGGTGGAATTGGTAGACGCACCAGATTCAAAATTTGGATCCTTCGGGAATGTGAGTTCAAGTCTCACTCAGGGCACCAGTTAAAAGGTTTTATATTATGATTAAGAATATTCTATGTAAATTGGGTTTTCATGATTGGTTGTATAATAATACAACTGTATCAGAAAATATTGAAGATAATTCAAATAACCATGGAACGTTTATGGATTATAAATGTTCTCATTGCGGGAAAGAAAAAACATTTTTTCATCCTTTTAATTAAACATTATTTTGCGGGCGTGGTGGAATTTGGTAGACACCGGAGACTTAAAATTTCCCGAGTTTTACTCATGCAGGTTCGAGTCCTGTCGCCCGTACCAACCTTTCAATAACTTTTACCAGAATAATATCTTTCCATTCTGACAGATCTACCATTTCCTTTATTTTTAGCTTTATAAGTTGACGTTAAAGAATGGCAGTTTGGGCATAGTAAGGTCAAATTTTCTGGTAAATTATTTTCTGAGTTACCATCTATATGTTCAAGTTCAACACTGACAAATTTCTTTGTGAAATCCCATGCGCAAGTTGTATTCAAGCATATGTTACCGTGATTCTCTAAGAGAATATCTTTAGCCAATTTGGAAGATAATTCACCTTTTTCAAATTTGTCTAGTTTTATTTTCTTTTTATGTGTCAGTTCACAATTTTTAGAACAATATTTCGATTTTTTAAACTTTACTTTAGTATTACATAAAATACAAAATTGTGGCTCAATGTTTTTCTTAACAATATTTGTCTTTAATTTTTGTACCATATTCTTTGATCTTAATTTATTATTAAATTCAGCAGAACAAGAATGCGAGCAGAATATTTTTACCCTTTGATGATATGTCGGGGTTGCAAAATTTTTCTGACAATTTTTACAGGTCTTAGAAGTAGAGGGTTTGGGTTGTTTTTCTTTGCATGAATTGCAATACTTTCTTTTCCTAGAGTCTCTATTTACGGTAAAATTTTCTTGACATGTTATGCATTTATTTGTATACATATATACTCCTAATATAATTTATATCTCATTATAGTCATAATGCCCCTATAAGTCAATGGTAGACTGCCAATCTTGTAAGTTGGACACGAGGGTTCGATTCCTTCTGGGGGCACCGCAACTATATATGTGTTTCGAATCTAACCATCGGCACCATTAAAGGTTTTATATTATGAAAAGGACTAATACCGTAACATGGGTTGATGGTCGAGTTATTACTAAACTTATGACACAACTACAGATATCTCTTATGGATTATCAAAAAGATGCATATGATATAATTGAAAATAATAAACCTATAGCAGGAGGGGATTTTCAGGTAATAATTGATGCAATTAACCTTCGAAATAAACTTGATTTGGTTATAGAACAATCTAAGATTAAAAACACAATGGCTGGTCGATCTGGTGATTAAAGAGGTTTCATAAGCCTCTCAGAGTGGTTCGAATCCACTACCAGCCACCAAAAAAAGAGTTGACAAGAGTTATTAAACAGGGTATAATGCCCTCATATTGAAACGGAGAATATATTATGGTTTATTATAAGATTGGTGATATTGTGCGTCAGACGAAGCAAAATGGTAAATATCCATTTTCTGATTTGGCTGACAAAGATTTGGAAGTTATGGAAGTTCTAAATGGCCGACCATATCCAATTCGAGCAAAGTTGGTAGGAACTCATTCAAGTTATAGTGCAACTCTGTTTGCACTAGATGAAATCTTTCTCGTTCCTCAGAAAATCGAAGAACCAAAGGTAACCCCAACTAAGTTTCAGGTTGGTGATAAGGTCAGTTCTATTAAGTATCCCATTTGGAAGAATATGACAGTATACAAGGTATGGGCAGGCGATAAGTATGCCTATACTTGTGTTGACTCCTTTAAGGGGCGTGGAGCTTTTGATGAGAATGATCTTGTATTGGTTGAAGCTGTATCGTCACCTGTAGAAACACCTACAGCACAAGAGCCAGCGAATGCCACTAAAGATAATTCTTTGGTTGAAAGCTTTACAAAGTTTGACACTGAGAATCCATATGTGTATACTCTCTTTAAGTCGTATGCATTTCGTGCGATGAATCGTGGTCACACAACTATTTCACCTAAGACCATTGTTGAACGAATTCGTTGGGATATCCCAGATTTCAAGATTAGCAATAACCATATTTCATATTATGCTCGTAAATTTGTGGATAATTATCCACAGCACGAAAGCTTTTTCCTCTTCAAAAAGGCAGCGTAATCGTGAAATTTAAAGTAGGAGATAAAATCATAGCCACCAAAAAATGTTCCTACAATTTCGAAGGAGCAACAACAAGAGCTGGGACTATTGTAGGTATAGTTAACACAACTCGTTGGCCATATGATGTACTATTTGATGATAAAAACGTTTTTTTTGATCATGTTACATGTCCTTGTAATGAAGATGAAATTGAACTTTTATCTTGACATAATATAAAAACTATACTATATAATTGGTATGAAAAGTTTTTATCAAAAATGTGCAGAAATATTGAATGTAGACTATAATAGCGAACCTTTTCCCTATAGGTATAGGACTCGTTGGAATAATAGACAAGCTGGTGAAGGAAGATTTGAAGGATATGGAATAATCCGTAAATTTGGGTCTAAAATTCATGTAGCACTAAGAAATCCTTTGACACATATCAAAGTATATGATACTGAAGAAGAAGTGTTGGAATATTTAAGACAAGTTAAGACAAATTAAGTTTTGTCTACAGCCGTTTGAACAGTTAATTGGACCATTAACTCAGTAGGTAGAGTGGCGGACTTTTAATCCGTATGTCCTCGGTTCGAACCCGAGATGGTCCACCAGTAAGCTCCCTAGGGGGAGAATGTTCGGTCGCTCCGAGATAGAGTTTGAAAGTTTCTGTACACTGAAATTTTCTCTTGACAATAAATGCAATATAATATATTCTAGCTAAATCTTAATACGAATTCTTTTATAAATAGGAGAAGTTATTATGCCCTAACTTAATATTTTTATTAATTTATTGGATATTGTAATTATTTTTGTGTTTTAAAGTGTGTTTTAAAGGTTGCTGGTGACTATATATTGGAACCAGATTTAAAATGATTGATGTTAGCCTGATAAACTTTTTCTAAGCTAGAAGGGCGTAGCAAGAAAACATCAATCATTTTAGATTAGTAAATATACAATATTATATAAATAGTTACTCTACTAATGGAGTAATCAATGAATAAAAAATATAATAATTATAAAAAAGATGAATTAGCTTTAATAGTAGCAGATTCGATGTCTTTATCTGAAGTTTTGAGGAAATGTGACAAGAGGTCTGTCGGAGGCAACATAAGTCATTTAAAGCGTGTGTGTTCGAAATTTCAAATTGATTTGTCTCATATGACTGGTCAAGCTTGGAATAAAGGAAAAGTCTCTCTAAATAAGAGAAATCCTATCGAACGCTTAGTTACAAGAGATATAAATTCTGGAAGACAAAAAGCATCCCATTTAAGAAATGGATTAATTGCTTTAGGGATACCAGAAATATGTAATGAATGTAAAATTGAATCTTTTTGGAATAATAAAAAATTGATTTTAGAAATTGATCATATCAATGAAAAACATTGGGATGACTCACCTGAAAATTTACAATTTTTATGTCCAAATTGCCATTCACAAAAAAGATAGTGGCGATGTAGTCCAACGGCAGGAGACAACTGGCTTAGAACCAGAACAGTGTGAGTTCGAATCTCTCCATCGCTACCATATAATATCTAGGTGAGATAGCAAGGGCTAAACGGTGGTTTGGAACCACCGGATCGTGGGAGCGTTACCCACCACCTAGACCAGTTTTATATGTGTGTAGAGGTTCGAAACTCGAAACACAGAGTAAGAGGCCACCCATCACCGTAGCGATGGGCATTCATAGTTGAATAGCTAAGATTGGTTGGGCGGGGTAGGAATCCTCATGCTACGGATGGTTTAATAGAGTGCCTCTTTAGCTGATGTGGTCATAGCGTCCGCCTGAAGAGCGGAAGAACGGGGATCGAAACCTCGGAGAGGCACCACATTTATGGGTAGGTAAAGCTAGGGGTTCTAGCAGACGGTCTGTAAAACCTGACCTTAACCGGGAGTGGTTCGAGTCCACACTTACCCACCAATTTTTATGTTGACTTTGTGTTGAAAATGATTTATTGCAGATGGTAAGGAGAAGTTTTATGAAACCAATTCTAATCGATGCAATTCCAACTCACGGTCGACATGCCCAAACGAACTATGAAGTTGGGGAAATGGTGCTAGTAAATACCAATAAATTTGGATGTCAACTGGCTATTATTTCTGAATTTTGTACATATTACGACGAGGCATGTGTAATAGTGACATATAAAGATGGAGAAGATAAGATAATTCCTATCAGAAACCTATCTAAATATTAAATAATGGCTCTGTTGCCGTCAGGGAAGGCCACCGGCTGTCTACCGGTGAAGACGGGTTCGAGTCCCGTCAGAGTCGCCAGTTTTAGGATTGTTACAGCAAATAAAAACGCTATAACTTTGGGTGTCTTAGCGGACAAAAGCAATCCTGTGATATTAGGCTGATTACCGCATTTAAAAAATACTTTTTTGAACAAGAGGTCTGAACCGTTCGATTCGGTGTGCGGGTGGTCCCGGTTAAGCACAGCGCAGCCTGTTATATTACGAAAAAGGGATTATAGTAGTTCCATTAAACCAGAATCCCCGAAAGACCCACAGACGAAAGTTGGTTGAAGCTGTTAGGATGGAATATGAAATTATTTAAAATTATGAAAGATGGCGGTCCAGAATCCACTGTTACAGGATATTGGTTGATAGAATGGAAAAATGTTTTTTCAATTGCGCTTTTGAAATTTGAAGGCAAATCGAGAGAAATGTTTCATTCTCATGCATTCAATTGCTTTTCATGGGTTCTTTATGGAAGATTGACAGAAACTTTTTTAGGTGGTAGATGGGTTTGGCATAAACCAAGTTTGAAACCATTTATAACTAGACGAGAAGATTTTCATAAAGTTGATTCAAATGGTACTACTTTTCTCTTGACATTTAGAGGTCCTTGGGCTAAAAGATTGGGAAGAATATGATCCAAAGTCAGATAAGTTTCAGACTTTGACAAATGGAAGGGTAATATTATGATAGACTGGAATCAAGAAGATTTGAAGTATCCTGATTATGATCTTTGTGTTTACAAAAATAACATCTATATTGATATCGTGCGTAATAATGTAAATCTTACTTGGAGTTTCATATTCGATAATAAAATGATTGCATATAATCTTTCTTCAAGAAAAGATGCAATGAATTTTGCAGAAAATTGGATGGCCGAAAAACAAGAATAAATTTTGTGATATAAGCTTCTAAATAAGCGTACCTACAATCCTAGGGTAGGTTATGTTAGGAAAACATCGGTGCAATTCCGGTTGTCGCAGCCAAGTTAATAAAACGTTTAAGGGTAGAGTGCGTTCCGGCTAGGAAAAACCCTTTATTTTTTAAATATGTCTTTGAAATTTAAAGCCGTGCTTATTCCAATACTAAACTTTTTCTTGTCATATCCGATATCGAATTGTATATTTTGATGTTTAAGTGGTATCCATGCTACAAAAGCCGCTACTCTAGGTTTACCATCAAAATATACAGTTGGACTGATTGTTAAGGTAGAAGTAGGAGTAAAATTAAATTCGCCAGCGTATATCTTAACTGTCTTAGAGATAGAAATATCTGTTCCTAAATTAAACCATTTGTTGTAGGTATAATTGGAAGGAATTTCTACCACAGTTTTAAGAGTTTCATCATATGATATTTTTAGAGATGATTTAAATGTATCATTATCTATTAGTGATACCTTGGCCCCCCAGCTTGTGTCATCTCGATCCAATTCAAATCCTTTTAATACCCCAAGGCGAATTTCTTTAGAATCAGTTCCCATCTCTGGTTGTAATGTATATTGTGGAACAGTTTCAGGATCCGCACCAATACCCGGCCTATCAGCAGTTATAGTTTGACCGAATGTTGGATTACTACATAAAATAATATTTAAGATCAAGAAGAGACAGAGACGTAACCACATCCAGCTTTATCCTTATGAAGTTGATTGAGAGTTGAATGAATTTCTTTGATTTCAGCTAATTCTGCCATCAATGTTTCATGATCTTGGATTGCTCTTATTTCTGTCTTTTCACCTTGAACTTGTTGTCCTACCATGATAAGAGGAAGGACAACAAGTTGAATTATAGACGATGAAATATACATTATTGGAGTCATTAATGTGGGGAATACCAATGGTATCATAACTAAAAAAAAGAAAAAATACACTGTTCCCATGGTCCCCATTAAATCAGTTGCAGTGACCGCTATTTTTTTATTAATATTGTTTATGGACATAATTCTTTCCTTTTGGCTATTCTTAATTTTTGAGACTCGCTGAGTTTTCTTTTACTTTCTTCAGACATAGGTTTTCCTTTGTTTGCTCCGGGTCTACCTATCATAGCCAATCGTTGTTTATGCTTTTGTTCTTCTGTTCTTGGTATTCCTCTGACTCTATCTGCTAATAAGTTTTTATATTTATCTTTATTCATTATTTCTTTTATTTTTTGTTTATGTTCATCCGATTTAGGAATTTTTAATTTTTCAATATGTTCGGAATTTTTCTTTATACCTGACAAGGATTGTGATATTTTAGCAACCCTTGGATCATTTTCTTTAGTTAGTCCTTTGTTCCAAGATTTTCTACCTAAAGCTTTTTCTGATATTTTTATTCTGCACTCTTCGCTTCTTGGTGATCCCGACTGCCCTCTAATTCTTCCAGAAATTCCAATCTCTTCTATAAGGTTGGCCCATTGATTAGAATTGACGATATTATTATCACGAGAGAATTTTAAAGCAAACTCAGTACAAAGCTTTTGGTCATCAAATCCCCAAACATCTAATGTTTTAATATAATCTCTACCATGTTTTTTGATATGTTTTGACCAATATTTACCAGAACCTTTATAAGTAAAGGGATTTAATTTAGTAGTCATTCCAAAATATTTTAATCCTGTGATGGAATGTTGTTTTACGTAGAGATAAATAATCATGTTGACATGCTCCTTGAAAGCTGTTAAGGTGGTTGGAAGTGGGGACTTCGTGAACCACAAAGTTATTTATAAAATATTGAAAATATTACTTGACAACCTATAAATTTACATATATACTTTAGAAATACATGCGGGCGTGGCGTAGTGGTTTGCGTGACTGGCTTCCAACCAGTAGGTGTTGAGTTCGATCCTCACCGTCCGTACCATAAAATTTTGAAAAAATGCTCGGTTAACTCAGCGGTAGAGTGCTGCTTTTACACGGCAGTTGTCAGTGGTTCGATCCCACTACCGAGTACCA